GAAACTTCCGGTGCTTCCTAAGGGTACAGTCAAGCCTGTGATCGTTACAGGTATTGAAGCCTTGGGACGTGGCAATGACATGAACAAGCTGCAGATGTTCTTCGAAGGCTCTGCTTTGATTGCCCAGCTTCCCCCTGAGATCAACAAGGGTGATGCCCTGAAACGCTTTGGTACCTCTCTGGGTATCGACATGAAGGGTCTCGTCAAGTCTCAAGAAGAGCTGGATGCTGAGATGCAACAGGCTCAGATGATGGCCATGATGCAGCAAGGTATGACTCCTGCGATCAACCAGGCTGGTCAAATGATGAAGCAGGGAATGGTCAACCAGGCTCAAGCCGAACAAGGAGCAGCTGGTGGCTGATGCTAAACCTTCACGACCTGTACGTACTCCAAAGGCTCCCCAAGTAGCGGAGCCTAAGGATGCCCCTAAGATTGTCTATATCGGGGCTGGTGCAGAAGACGTAAAATTCACTGTAGATCCAAGGGCAACTCTCATCCGTGTCTATGCGGATGGACGAATCCTCACGGACTACTAATAGGAAATACATGGTAGATACTGTAGTTATTCAGAGTACTCCTCCGGCTAGTCCTGAGGATCACGATCAGAAGATGGTAGCCAAGGTCGATGCGGCCAATGCTACTCCCCCTGCTGAGGGGACTGAAGGTACTCCCCCTGCTGAGGATCGCCCTAAGTGGCTCCCTGAGAAGTTCAAGTCTCCTGAGGAAATGGCCAAAGCCTATTCCGAGCTGGAGTCCAAACTAGGGAAGCCTAAGGACGAACCTGCCACGACCCCTGATCCCTCTACGGCCACTCAAGCTGATGCTGAGAAGGCTCTGACGGACAAGGGCTTGGACATGCAGGAGTTCTCCAACGAGTTTGCCCAGAAGGGTGAGCTGTCTTCGGAGAGCTACGAGAAGCTGGCTAAGGCTGGCTACGACCGAAAGCTGGTTGACCAATACATTGATGGCCAACGTGCCCTCGCTGCCCAATACGAAGCAGATGTCATGTCTGAAGTGGGTGGTGGAGAAAAGTACAATGAGATGGTCACCTGGGCAAAGGCAAACATGTCTGCTGCCGAGATCGAGGCATATAACAATGCGGTCTCTAGTGGCAACGCTGCTCAAGCCAAACTGGCTGTGAACGGTCTTAAGTCGAAGTTTGAGTCCTCTGTTGGTTCTGATCCCCAGCGCATGTTGGGTGGCAAGGGTAATGCGGATTCTGCGGATGTCTTTGAGTCTATGGCTCAAGTGACTGAGGCGATGAAAGATCCTCGATACAAGACCGACCCTGCCTTCCGAGCCAAGGTCCAAGCTAAACTTGGCCGATCCAACGTTATTTAAGAATCCTACTACCTTAGGTCCGCTGTCGCGCGGTATAGGCGTCTGACAGCCGGGAATAGACCGGCACTTTCCTCGTTCGTTTGAAGACGATCCACACTGCATTATTTGCGGTGGAATTGCAATTCTAAGAACTGATTACACGACCTTAGCCCTCTGCGGAGGACAACTCTGTGTGACTGTGTGTCGGGTTCTAGGAGGTTGCACAAACTTTCTTCAACTCTACACGAGGTAAATTTTAAATGTCTAACGCAACTGTTTCGCGTCTTGGCCAGGCTAATACGTCTGGTGATGCCAAGGCCCTGTTCCTTAAAGTCTTCGCTGGTGAAGTTCTCACTGCCTTCGAAGAAGCAACTGTAACCGCTGGTAAGTTCATGGAACGTACCATCGCGTCTGGTGAATAATTCTCTTGCCTGACGTTAAACAACCCTCGAATTGCTGGGATCTCCCTCTGGGACAATCAGCAGCCAAGCCTGATCGAAAGACAGGAAGGTTCAACGACTAGAGCGAAAGCTCGTAGGCCCAAGTGGGCCGAAGTGGGGGTCACTACTATTTCAAAAGATTATGAAAACATGTCGCATTTGTGGGACTGAAAAGCCCGAAGATAATTTTTATTTCCGTAAAGACTCTGGTAAGTACCGAAGTGAATGCAAAGATTGCTTGGTGGAATTACACCGCTATCGACACCTTGGGGTGTGTAACACTAGGTATGATGAAATGCTTGTAGCCCAAGGTGGCTGCTGTGCTATCTGCGGGTCTAAAATGAACAGTTCTCGGTACACAAAGTTAGCTGTAGACCATGACCATGCAACTGGTAAGGTCCGTGGCTTGCTATGTACAAACTGTAATACGGGATTAGGTCTAATGAAAGATAGTCCAGAGCGCCTCTTGGCTGCTGTCGATTATCTGAAGCGACATAGTAGAGAAGATATAGTCTGATCTCATAGGCAACTATGAGCACCTTATAGGTGAACCAGGAGTAACGACCTTGGTTTAACACCGCACTGAAGAGTGCACAATTCCCGATCCTCGGTAAGATTGGCGCTGCCTACCACACTCCCGGTTCTGAAATCCTGGGTCTGCAAGTTCCTCATAACGAGATCGTCATCACCATCGATGACCTCCTGATCTCTCACGCGTTCCTGGCCAACATTGATGAAGCCATGAACCACTATGACGTTCGTGCTCCCTACAGCACCGAAATTGGTCGCGCCTTGGCTTATGCTAAGGACAAGCAATTGCTCCAGTTGGCCATCTTGGCTGCCCGTGGCTCTGCTCCCGTGACTGGTGAATCTGCTGGTGGTTCTGTTACTGAATCTACCATGATCACCGATACGACTGGTGAAGCTCTCGTGGCTTCGTTGTTCTCTGCAGCTCAGAAGCTGGATGAGAAGAACGTTGCTCCCGATGGCCGCTACGCTTACTTGAACCCCGCTGCATACTACTTGCTGGCTCAGAACACCAAGATCATGAACAAAGATTGGGGTGGTGCTGGTGTGTATGCTGACGGTAAAGCTCTCCGCGTTGCCGGTATCGAGATCGTCAAGACCAACCACGCTCCCTTCGGTGGCACCGTTGAGAACGGCACTGTTGAAGCTGGTACTGGTAACAAGTACGCTGGTGACTTCACTAACACTGTTGGTGTGGTTGCTACTAAAGAATCCGTTGGTACCGTCAAGTTGATGGATCTGGCAATGGAATCTGAGTACGACATCCGCCGTCAGGGTACCCTGATGGTTGCTAAGTACGCTATGGGCCACGGTGTCCTGCGTCCTGCTTGCGCTGTCGAACTGAAGACCGCCTAATAGGCTTATAAGGGTCACTCTATTAACTTAGGGTGGCCCTTTTTTTTATCTGGATGATATATGGCTCTCACTACTTTCACTGAGCTTGATGCTGTCAACATCATGCTGGGCACGATTGGCGAGTCTCCGATCAACTCTCTTGATGCGGCGACTGGTGTTGTCGATGCTGTTACCGCCCGTTCGATTCTGGCTGAAGTCTCTGTACAGGTTCAGGAAGAGGGCTGGCATTTCAATACCGATTATGAATTCCTGTTGACACCTACGAATGACACCAAAGAGATCTTCGTACCTGCCAACGCTATTGAGGTTGATACCTCCAAGTATGACCGTATAGGACTTGATGTTGCCATTCGAGGCAACCGCCTGTACGACCGAAAGAACAAAACATATTCGTTCGATTACGCCATCAAGTGTGACATTACATTCTTGATGGAGTTCAACGAGATGCCTCAATCTGCCCGTCACTACATTACGATCCGAGCTGCCCGAGTGTTTCAGCAGCGTGTTGTTGGATCTGAATTGCTGGCACGATACTCAGAGGCTGACGAGGCACGAGCCCTTCGATCCCTCCGTAGGTACGAAGCTCGTACTGCTGACTACAACATCCTCACAGGGAACTACTCTGTGATGCGAGTACTCGATAGATAATTATGGCTCTGATCTCTTCTTCCATCCCTAACTTCGTTAACGGTGTCTCTCAGCAACCCTTTACTCTTCGACTGGTCTCTCAGGGCGAAGTCCAAGAGAATGGTCTTTCCACTGTCTCTCAAGGGTTGAAGAAGAGACCTCCTTCAAAACACCTGAAGAAAATTCAGGATACACCATTGGGTGACTGCCACATCCACACGATCAACCGTGACGCCTCTGAGCGATATGTCTCAGTGTTTACCAATGGTGATCTGAAGATTTATGATGTGAATGGCACCGAGCAGACCGTGAACTTCCCCAATGGGAAATCCTATTTGTCTGCTGCTGTTCCCTCTACAGCTTTCTCTGCAGTGACCGTGGCTGATTACACCTTCGTGGTGAACCGTACCAAGGTAGTTGGCAAGACATCGGCAATCACACCTGATCGTCCCTATGAAGCCCTGATCAACATCAAGGCTGGTAACTATGGTAAGCTGTACAAGGTCCTGATCAACGGAAATAACGCTGCAGACTTTGAGACTCCTGATGGTGACAATGCCACAGAGGTCACACAGATTTCGACTGACTATATTGCTACCCAGCTCTACAACGATTTGGTTGCAAATGGGTATAACACTGGTAACTGGTACACCTCCATTGCTGGTTCGATCATCTACGTTCGCAACTCTGTGAACGACTTTGAGATCTTCACCCAGGATGGATTCAACTCAGCCGGTATGGTGGCCATCAAGGACCGCCTTCAGAAGTTCTCCGATCTCCCTAACAACCCAGCCGTGAATGGGTTCGTGGTCGAGATCACAGGTACTGGATCTGGTGAGACCTCCACCCAGCCCTTCGATAGCTACTATGTTCGCTATGAGACCAGTGGCTCCACAGGTGTAGGTGTCTGGAAGGAGTGTCC